CTGCCAATGCTGCTACAAGTGCTGTCGCTCCTGCTGTTCCAGCTACTGCTATCGCAGTAAGTCCAATAGCAAGTGCCTGTAGTCCAAGTCCAGCAGCTAATAAACCTGCTCCTGTCGCAGCAACTCCGACACCTATAAGTGTAAATGCCCCTGCTAACGCTAAAATACTTGGAATAATCAGTGATAATACAGCACCAGCTACACCTATAATTGCAAATGCTCCTGCTAAAGAAACCAAACCTTTGGCTATTGCTTCCCAACTCATAGCACCTAGTATACTCAGAACTGGCGCCAGCACCGCTAACGAAGCACTTGCGATGAGTAATGCCGCTGAACCAGCTAATGTTCCGTTCATAAGATTTAACGCTATCGATAATTCCGCTAACGCTCCGCCCATAGTAACAAGACCTTTACCAATCTCTTCCCATGTGAAATTTCCCATTGTACTTAGAACATTTGACAATATCGTAAGTGCTCCGGCAACGGCAATAAGACCAACACCTGTTGATACCATATTTTTAGGCATTAAATTGACAGCTAATGTAATCTCTGCTAATGCTCCTGCCATAACGGTCAGTCCTCTGCCAATTTCATCCCACTGCATAGAACCGAAATCCTCTACAGCTGATGCCATAATTTTCATCGCGCCTGCAATAGCGATTAAAGCAATACCAGTAGATACAACATGTTTGGCATTACCTGTAAGATTTGTAAATGCCGCAATCTCTGTGAGTAATATACCGATACTTGTAAGACCTTTTCCAATCTCACTCCACTGCATAGAACCAAAATCTTTGCAAGCGGATGCTAATACTTTTATAGCAGCTGATAGCACAAGAATTCCCGTTGCTGTTGATACTGCTTTTCCACTAAATTTAGCCGTATTCAAGAATAAAGCTATTTCTGCCATTAGGACACCTACTCCAGTAAGTCCCTTGCCAAGTTCTCCCCAACTAAGTTGTGATATATCTTTGCAAGCGGATGCTAATATCTTAACAGCTGTTGCCAGGAATATAAGATTGAACGCCCCTTTTGCAATTGTCTTTTCATCTTTTGAAATAACTTTTGCAACTCCTGCTAATACACCAGAAATTACTGTAATACCGGTAAGTCCTTTCGCTATCTCATTCCAACTCAAAGATGCAATCTTTTTCAATGCTGATGCAAGAATTAACACCGAAACTGATAATCCCAGCATAATTGTAATGGTCTTTGTTGCTTTCTTAAGATCACCGCTTATCTTTGTAAAGATAGCCATAGATGCCATAAGTTCTGCAAATAATCCAGTCATAGCTGTAATAGCCAAAGCCAATTTGGTAGAATCAATAAGTGAAAGCACTACTATAGCTCCAGTAAGAATTGCAATCGCACTGGCAATCTTAATCAAAGTTCCTGCTTTCAATTGTGTTTGATATGCTTTAAAGCAACCTCTAACGCTGTCAAGAATATCTTTAATCTGTTTTGTAAAATTCCTAGTATCCTCAGCGGCTTTTCCTAAACCTTTTATAAATTTGGTTATTCCAATGGCTATACCGCCTAAAGCTCCAGTATTGATTACGTCCAATATACCTGAAAAATCTATATCACTGATATCTTCTACAAATCCACTTGCAAGGGTTTTCATTGCTTTTGCAATACCAGTTCCAATAGTTTTAACTCCATCCCATAATGCCTGAAGTGCTTGTAAAAACTTAGAATTTTCAAGTGCTTTACCCATTGCACCAATTGCAATTTCAACACCACTTCGCATTCCATCAGCAGCTTCTCCAACTTCTGACATTCTTGTATGTACTCTTTCCAGAACAGAATGAATAACTGCAAATCCGCCGGTATCATACTTCTGCTTTATAGCATTTGCGAATCTTGTGACTGCGTCAACAGCTTTGTCAATTAAATCTGTTGCTACTGCCACACCTGTTTTTATATATTTAATCACGGTCTGTATAGCGACATTGAATATATCTGTTTTCTTGATAGTTTCATCAAGTTTCACAAGCCAATCTCCGAAGCGTGCTGTTACCGATAAAATAGAACTTGCTAAGTCACCAGTCCCTCCTAATAGAGAACCAACGCCTTTTGCAACCGCTACGAATGCTTGTTTAACAATGTCAATTACTGCAAACAAACCTTTGAATGTTCTTTTCAAATTTTCTGAATTTGTATCGCTGAGTTTCAGATGCGCTGTCAGATTTCTTAACGCATCTGTAATGTTGTACAGTTGTTGTGCCGTCATTGGTGGGAAGATTTCGCGGAATGCTTCTTTCACAGGCTTAATAATACTAAGCACTCCCTCAAAAGCATTTCTAGCCGCTTCTATAAGTGCTGTTCTTCCTCCCAAATCTTTCCAGCCCTGCAACATACTATTTCTGGCATCTGCCGATGAATTTATAATTGCACTGAATGCATCACTCATAGATCGGAGTAATTCTTTCGCTTCTTCAAAGTCACCAACGATAATTTCCCAACTCTGAGTCCAGCCAGACTGCGCAGCTTCTTTTAATGTATCAAATAACTGAGTAAATGTCTTTACTTTCGTAGCGGCATCATTTGCTGTCTGACCCATTTTGATTATTGATGCTATCTGTTCATCGGTGTAGCCCATTGTTCTAAGCTGTTCTTCATTTAAGTCACCTGTGAACTTAGATAATGTCTCAGTTAAAATGTCAGATGTCAGCCAGCCTTTCTGTAAAGTTTCTCTGAATGACCCTTCATCTTTAATCATGTCATCAATAGCTATTCCGTGAACTCTTGCTGTTTCTTTTAAAGCATCCTGGAATACCTGACCACCCATACCGGCATTTACAACAGAGTTCCAGTCTTGTAATTTTACTGTTCCTGCTGCTAATGCCTGTGATAACTGATACATCGCTGTACTTGCCTGCTGTGAATTTGAACCTGATACAGCGGCAAGGTTGGCAATACCTTTAATTGCTGAAACAGAGGTATCCAAATCAACACCCGCCGCTGTAAAGGTACCAATATTACGTGTCATCTCCGTAAAATTATAAATGGTCATATCTGCATAGTGGTTTAACTCATCTAATGCATTATTAACCTGGTCAAGGGTGGTTCCCTTTGATGAAGTATTTGCTAAGATTGTCTGAACTGCATTAATCTGCGTTTCATATTCTTGAAATCCTGTTTTGATTGGATCGATAGTTAGTGCCGATACAATACTTTTACCTGCATTTACTGCCGAATTTGTAATATTTGCCAATGCCGTAATAGCCATAACCTCTAATGCTGAGAATTTAGCATTAACGGTTTCAACAGCATTTGATAATCCAGAAAGATTTATCTTACCAGAGGCTTTTTCAACACTTTCAAGTCCTTTTGTTGCTCCATCCATATTCAAGCTCTTTTTAAGTTTGTCTATAGAAGATAAGCTTGTCTGAATATTATTTTCAAACTGCTTATTGTCAAATCGCATTTCAACGACTCTTTGATCAACAGTTGTACTCATAGACTTGTAACCTCCTTCCACGCCGACTTGACAATTTCGTCAAAAATAGGCTGAATAGCAGGATTGATATAATCTCGACCCTGTACCCAGCCTCCGTTACGAGTTCCATGTCCATACTGCAAGATAATTGCAATTGGAACTCCATTTTGAATATTTGTATTATAAAATCTAATAGATACTGAACACTTCTCCTGCTTGATTTCGTAATTCCACGAATTTGCAGTTTTTCCAGTATTTCTCGGCGTAGCAGACGCAAGGGCTGCCACACCTTGACGACCATACTTATCAAGGTCGCCTATTTGTGCTACTTCTTTCACTCTTTCCAGATATCTGGTAAGCTTGTGGAAGTCGCCCTTTTGTCTGAAACTGATCATATGTATTTACCCCTACTTAACTCTAATCTTCGTACCTGCATAAATCAGATCCGGATTGCTAATGCCATTAAGACGTACAAGATTGTCAACCGTAGTGCCATTAGCAGCGGCGATTTTTGATAACACATCGCCAGACTGAATTGTGTAGTATTTCTTTTCTGCTTCACCATTTACAATTCCCTGTACCTCCGAATAACGGTCTCCTAAAACAACCTTTCTTGTATCCCCATTACCGTATTTTCCAGAAAGAACTTCATTTGCCAAATCATTAGCAGACGCTTCATAAATATGGTTAATGAAACTCTGTACTTCATCGTATCGTGTTCCAAGATTAGCTCTTCTGTCATCTCCATCTCCAAATTCGCCACTCATAGTTCTTTCAACTAATTCAAGAGTGGAACCATCTGGAGTATTAACTACCGGCTGAGGTGTTGGCTCTGGTGACATATTCTCTCCGTTTATAGCTGCATATGCTCTCCAAGAGTCAGCGTCACCATAAAACTTATCAAGGTCAAGATTTCCGTTATATCCGCTAATCTGACCAACTGAACTGTACTGTCTAATAGCACACGCATAAGCCCCCTCATTCCAAGGTGTCTCCTGGTATCCAGTTGGTGTGTAATCTGGATACTGCGCAATCCATAATCCGTAATCACCAATACCGTCAATTCTTTCCATAGCACTCTTCTGAATATAGACAAGTGGTTTTACACCAGTCTTAGAGAATACATAATCACAGAATCCTTTAACCCAATTGAAATCGTTCTTACCAAATGTTGGATTATCCTGTCCTTCCCAATCAAGACAAAGAATAGCTTCACCGACGCGATTTCCAACAACATCAAGGAAATGGTTTGCCTCTGCAACATAATCGCCTCCCTCGGCATAGTGATAACATCCGACAAGCTTTCCATTTTCTTTTGCCTGCTGATACTGTCTAACAAAATCTTTGCTGACAAATCCAGTACCCTGAGTAGCTTTCATAATTACAAAATCAGCGGCAACAGCAGATAAATCAATACCTTCCTGCCAACCGCTGATATCAATACCATTAAGTCCCATAGTATTTCCTCCTATCCTTTTGAATGAAATCTCTTTCTATTTGCAGCATTTATTGCAGCGTGCTGACGATATAGTTCCTGCTGACTCATTTTCTTTTTAGGTTGATTCTTCTCATTGAATACCCTTATCAAAGTAAGCAATCTGTTCAAATGCCATTTCTGACATTCCATAGGAATATTGAAACTAATCATCCAGTAATAAATAAGTTCCGCTGTAATCTGCTCTCGATTTGTTGTTACTTTCTTTTTTGTTTCAGTGAACCAAGTAGCAGTCATTGGTAACGCAATATACCTGTTCACTTCTTCTATGTTTGCTATTGTTAAATAGTTGTAGCAATCGTCTGGTACATTCTGCGTAATGGTCATACATCGCACATAGTCAATAATTTCCGCAGTGGTTTTCTCTTTTTTATTTATAAAAGGCTTATTCCACTTAGCTTCCCATTTAGCAACTGAAACCAAAGAATGCTCTAACTGTATTTTTTGTTCCTTTGTATGGATGAACTGTTCATTCTTTTCATCCCATAATTCAACTGAAGGTATTACAATATTAAGCATCTGTACACCTCCCAAATGAATTTACTGTGCCGTTCCCGAAACAACTGTTAAATTCTTATTCTCTGCTGCCGACTGTGCTGCGTCATCCTTAATCTGTGGAATGATTGCATTAATGAAATCAGAAGCAGCATTAACATCTCCAGATAAGAATAATCTCTGAAACAGCACGTCATATGCCGGTGATTCTGTGAACGCTTTACTGATTTCTTCCCCTTTTTCAAGTCTTCTTCCATCTGCCGACTTGATGCCGTATGCAGATAAAATAATTTTCTTAAATGAAGCCATAATTTCCGGAACATTCTTAGCATTTACAATTCCCATGAGATACTCTGCGAGACCACCAGGCATACTAACCTCTAACTCCGTAATCTCTGTTTTGCTAAGGTTGAAATAATGGTCTTCTGTTCTTTCTGTTCCATTGAAATCAACATAAGTAATAGTTTCTTTATGCATTTTGAATTTCTCCTTTCAAATAAAAAGCGACGCCAGCCGAACTGAATACGTCACATAGACTGAATATTTAATTAACCTTCTGTTGTCATCATGGAAATGATTTCGTCAGGCATTGGAAGTCTTGGCTCAGTTGATCCAGAACTATCTGTTCCATAAAGAATACCTTCCAGCTTCTGAAGCTTTGTGGCATCTACCTTTGTTGAATCGAATGTCATTGTTGCTGTTGCTTTAAGCTTCTTGCCCTTAACAGCCGCAGTAACTTTAACAGGTGTCGCACTGTATTCCCAGGACATAGCCAATGGCTCTGGACTCTCATTTACAGATGAATTTTGTTTCTCTGATGGAGAAGCAAGACAACCCCATACTAAGTGAAGCTTATAGCCATGGTCATTTGACTCTGTATCATTTCCGAGAATAGTCTTATATGCAAGACCGAACTTCTTACGGTTCTGCTGACCTGCATATACTCCCGGTGCAACCTCTACAGAACCATCACATTCTGCAAACTCATCCGGAGCCATGTATGCTTCGATAGTTCCTCCAGCTGTTTCAGCAGACATAAGATTGAGATACTCGATGTTATCTGCATAAATCTTATTTGACTCTGCTCCTCCAGGACTGTCTGTAATAGAACTTACACCATTCCAAGCAACACCCTTTGTGTAGCCATTTGTCTGAAATGGGTAAAGAGCGACTTCACTGACACCAGTTTCAAACAATCGCTCACCTTCATTATCCCATGTAAGTTTTGACATGTTGATTTCCTCCTAATAATAAATTTCATATACTGTATGATTCAAATTATCCTTGGTATAGGCTGTATTGAACCTGCACATTGGTAACTCAGATACTTTGTCTACTATGTCGCTATCCGGATTACTATCTATAACTGTCACCGAATAACGATTTGAAGACAAATAAACCCTGTCATCGGCGTGCCTCTTATCTTTTCCATTAAGGGCATACACAATGGCAGGGTATTTCATACTAACAGATGCTGGCGGCTGAAAATAAGCTCGACATTCTTTTCCTCTCTCTGGGCAATCTAATATGCCGCAAAGAATACTATGCAGTTTAAGTCGTCTGCTCATTATAAACACCTCCAACTGTCAGAATTAATCGTGGATACTGAACTTCTACGCTCGTAATTTTCCACTTAGCTCCCATAAATACGATATATCGCATATTCTGGAAATTCTCATAAGCAAACGGGTCAGCAATAATACTAAACTCATTTGAAATATTAAGGTTATCATTAAGTGATGTTCCAGTTTCGTGCTGAGCCTTACTCCTATTAACATCACCATAATGATTATGCTCTACAATATGGTCTGTCCATACACCGGGAGCTGTTTCTTCTGATACGGAATAACCAATTGCTCCAAAAAATTTACTCATTTTGAAATTTCCTTTCTAAGATTTATCTTAGCCTGCTAAGTCGCCAGTCTGCTGACCCTTAGTATCTGTGACATCTTCCTCAATAGCAATTGCTGAGTAGACTCTTGTAAGAGCTCCAGAGCAGCGTGTCTCAAGAAGTGATTTCTCCTGGTTGAAGTCGATATCGAACTGAGTGAAGTGTGTGATTTCTCCACCCTTTGTTGCTCCGAGAGAATAATCCTGAAGATTTACGACAAGAGCGATAAGCTTCTTTGTCTTTCCATCTGAAGTCTTTCTTGTCTTGTTAGCGAACTGCTCGGCTGTATTGATGCTGCCAACATTTAACGCTGTAGCAAGCTCAGCCTTAGAAGAGTAGATTCTTCTACCGTTCAAATCTCTTGCAAGAAGCATTACATTTGCCATATGCGGTGTGCAGTATAAGTCTGGTGTACCAGTTCCCTTATAGTTCTCTCTTGCATAAAGTAATGTCTGTACCATTGCTTCAGCGTACACATAGTTATCACCGAAGTTTGCTCCTGTATTTGTTCCCTGAAGCTCAGCCTTCATAGTTGTAATATCGAGATCGGTATGAATTGTGTAAAGGTCGTCATCAAGCCAGATTGGTCTGATATGCTCTGGGAAGATTTTATCCTCTGCACCATCATCACGACCGTCACCAATCATAATTGCCTTAGCGAGCTCCTCGTTAAGGCTCATACGATCAATGCTGTACAGATATGCAACATAATCGAAATCAGTGATGTCAACAATGTCATCTCTGTTAAGTGCATTCCTTACATAAATAGTCTGTGGGTCTGTTGTTCTTCTTACAAGATTGAAGTTTCCTGCTAACTTCTTCTGCTTTCCTTTCTGGTAGCCATGAGCTTTAAGAGTGTCAATATTTCTGATATCAGCCTGTGTTGTTCTGATTCTTGACATAGGTGACTTATGTACCTTAGAAATAACAGTGCTAATCCAACCCTGATCATTAGTAATAAGCTCCGGTGCACCAGGTCTTACCTCTGCATACTCTGGGAAGAGCTTAGAAAGGTCTCCTGTTGCAACGCCACTGCTAGTTGCATCGTGCTGAAGTGCATTCTCCTCTGCATACATCTGTAATGCATTCTTAAAAGTACCAACAGTTCTCATCTTTAGCCACCTGGTCAGCATGAGAAAGTGTGTTATCCTGTGCCTGTGCACCGTTCTCAAATACGTTATGTTTCATCGCCATTTTATCATTTCCTCCTTCATTATCATCTGAGTCGTCATTGTTTTCATTATCTTCCATAATTGTCCCGATAATGGCATATACAGCAGTCTTCTGCTTTTCTGTAAGTGAGTCAAAGACATCTTCTACAGTCTCATCATCTTCGGACTTTTCTTTTTTCTTATCTTCCGAATTCTTAGTTTTCTCTTCGTCATCTGTTTTGTCATCAGAGTGCATAAATACTGTTACGCCCTCATCATAACAAGCGATAATCCCGGAACCATCTTCTCCATGAGCAATTACATCATCAATAAAAGCTCCAGGATTAGCTCCAGCAAGTACAAGACTAACCTCTCTAATTAATCCATGAATTACATCTGAACCTTTCTGCATTAACTGGTTTGCAAAGATTGAAAGTGACTTTACATCGCCATGCTGTACCAGCTCTTTTGCTGTCCTGCCATTATCTGTGTCATTAAATTCGCAATACGCATACACACCATCTTTACGATTTTCAAGATGTGCTAATCCAAGTACATCATTGACATCATCGTGATTGTGATTCCATACTAATGGCACGGTCTGTCCATTCTGTGCTTTAAAAGCATCTTTTTTAATTACACGACCATCACTACAAGTAAGGTCATTTCGTGTGGCATAGCCACCAAAATCATACTTCATTTTGAATTTCTCCTCCTATATCTTGATTTTCATCATCAGTCTGAGTTGCGATTCCAGAATCAGATTGTGATATGTTACTATTTCTCAATTCATCCGCCTTAGGGTCATCAGATGGTTTCCATCCAATTACCTGACGCATTTCATTTGATGATGCTACTTCATTTCTTGTAAACTTGTCTGTTATTTCAGCAATTTCACTGATTGGTACAAGTTTAAATGGGTCTCTAAAGAACTTGATCGATTTGTTCTTTGTACGGGCGGTCTTTGTAAGGAACTTGCGTTTCATTTCATCAACAATCGCCGACAAAATTGGTTCTATTGTCCTATTGTAGTAGTTAAGCATTGTCTTCTCGTCTGCTGTTCCATCTAATATGCTCTGAGTGATACCTAACTGGCTATATAGCATACTCGTCAAATATTCAATCTGCTTCATCAGATTATTCTCAACTGAACGATTTAACTGTGTAACATGCTCTGTTCCATCAATATACGCAATTCCATACTTTGAGCCGGATAACTGTTCTTCTATATCTTTCCTTCGAAGTTCAGCCTGCTTTCTTCTTGCATCTGATTTGATAACATATGGTAGCTGGATAATTAAATCCAATTTTCCGGAACTGCTCTGTTCATCAACAGCATCCAAAAGATTCAACTTTCGAACCAATCTCTGCATTGTAGAATTCGGTTCATTAATAACGGCATAAAGTGGGTTTTCAATAATTGCTACGTTTCTCTTAGGCATAGTAATTGTCTGCTTTGTACCTGTCTGTTCGTTATATACCTCCAGCTTTACATGCTGTGGATACCAATCAACTACTTTTCCTACTCGCATTGACGTTATATCAAAGCCATTAGATATATCTGGGTCAATAGTAGTATCAATCGGTACTATCGCTACTACGCCCTCATCCATCATTGACATAACAACATCCTGTATGAATGCTCTTCCTGTCTGGTCAAGATTTGCCTCTAATGATAGACAATCATTAAGTCCAGATTTTATAACATTTAAAAACCGCCCTTCATCATCCAACTGAACATGCTGAATGTTAATGGCGGCTACATCTAAAGCTATTCGATTGTAAACAGAGGTCACGATAGAACGCTCATTTCCTCTTGTGAGCCTAAATCTGTCTGGTCGATATGCATATCCTCCACCTATACCATACTGATAATTGGCGGTGGGGGCTCGATTCAGAAATGCATTCCAGGCGTGTTTCAGTCTGGAGCCAACTGTTAATTCCATTTTGAATTTTTCCTTTCTTTTTTTTTTATTTTAGTGATGTGCATAATAAGCTCTGAGTTTAGAATTTTCGGACTTATTTTTAGCATATAAACATGCATTAACTAATGTTCCACCAGCTGCTATTGTTGCTGTACTAATATTAGCCATTTTAACATTTCCATATTGTCGTATTCCATAATTAACTATAGATGCACCTGCAACTATACCAGTTTCTATCATTTGCATTTTTCTCTCATTATCAGTTATTGTTTTCCCTTTTGCATATAATGCTTTTCCTTGATCAGCTTTCTTATCATACTTTATTTTTTTATACGCTTTATTGAGATTTTTCTTAGCTTTATGAAGTTCTGCTCGCGTCGATTGTTTCGCTTTTCTTTTAACTTTAACACTATCATAGTTGCTCTTAGCTTCATCGTACTTCTTTACCCCTTTACGAGTATATGAACCATCGTAATTACGATAACGCCTAACGCCCCATTTCATACCGAGAACACCATAATGCATTAATTCATCACTGTTTTTTTGATTTTTCATTTGATCACCCCCAGTTAAAACATTCAACTCAATTTTTCATACTCCTCTGCAAAAACTTTATTCCAAAGTCTTTCGTAATCTTCCATATATTTTTTACCATCAGCCGAAGATATGTCGCTTATATCTTTTCCTTCATATTTTTTATTAAACTGTTCAATTAAACCATTATTCATCCTATCTGCTGCATTGTTATAAGCATTTACATACATCTTTCTCTCTTTTTTCTTAGAAACTTTACGATCTGCTTTTTTAGGATTTGGCGACTCGCTGTTTATTTGCCTATTATTGCGAATACTCCATCCCGTGTTCATAACATTTACAACAGTTGCACCAGCAGCGGCTAACCTTGTGGTGACAGTTGTTGTAATTACATCAGCTCCCATATGCCCAAGAACATGTGACGTTACATTTCTTCCTACTAATATAGCTGCTTCAGTACCTGCCGATTTTAATAAAATTTTACCTGTATTTTTTCCATACTTTTTCTTTCCTTGAGGTGTTAAAGAACCGTCTTTATTCTGGTAACGACGGATACCCCATTTCATACCTTTTATTCCATGATGATATAGTTCATTTTGCATAATTACCTCCTGAATCTTGACCCCCTCCTCCTAAAAATGATACAATATATTATCTTTTAAGGAGAGCGAGGCTTTAAATTATGAATATTTCACAAAAAACATTGTCCGATATATTAAATAACTGTTATGATGCTGCTTTAAAAGGTATACCCAAAACCAAAAGCTGTTATGATTTAGCTACGGAATATACACTTAAATATTCGACTAAAGAAAAAGCTATAGATAACTTCGTTAAATGGCAAGTACGAAAATGTACCACTTCTGGTTTTTTAACAAGCTTAGGTGGTGCCATAACTTTACCTGTTGCTGTTCCTGCAAATCTTGCCTCTGTTTGGTATGTTCAACTAAGAATGATTGCAACAATAGCCACTATATCGGGTTTTAATCCATCTAATGATGATGTACAAACTCTCGCTTATATTTGTATTACCGGTACATCTATATCCAAACTATGTAAAGAAGCTGGAATTAAAGCTGGTGAAAAATTAACGATTAAAGCTATTCAAAAAATTCCTACAAAAGTATTAAATAAAATAAATCATATAGCAATGCAACGATTTATAACCAAATTTGGAACCAAAGGTGTGATTAACCTCGGTAAAATGGTACCAATTGTAGGTGGGGTCATCGGAGGCACATTTGATTATGCAGGAACAAAAATTATAGCTTCAAAAGCTAAAGATATTTTTTTATATGGAAATATAGATTAGACCTTATTCAAACATATCTCGATTGAGCTTATATGCAACATATGCATCCATCATAGCTGCCACTGCATCAATTTTCTGATCATATCTTTTCTTTAACAATTTACGGTTTCCGTTAGTATCCTCTAAAGTAATACAGTTTCCCATCGTAAATGTCATAAGCTCTTCATCGAACAGAAGCATTCTATCTTCTGATAATTTCTTTAATTCTCCAAGTGGAACTGATTCTGTCTTAGCTCCCTGGATTACTTTTTCTACACCAAATACACCATTTTCCTGTACCCAACGTTCTACGAAATCTTTTGCGTTATATGGGTCGTACCCAAAACACCTTACATCGTAACCACTTTCAATAATGTAGTTGTCCAAATCTTCATATACATCCATCATATCCAGAACAGTTCCTTCCATAACAATAAGACTACCTTCTTTAATGAACTCTTCATACTTCAATCTCATTGCAGACTGTAATTTCATTAATGTTCTCTGTGTTATGTAATTTCGTGTCTTTACACCAAATGCACCATTAGATAATGGAAACAGAAACGTAAATGCACAGAAGTCATCTCCCTGTGATAGATCTCCACCTAAAGAGCATGGCAACTGCCAAAAATCTCTTTTTCGATGTGGCAGAGTTTCTTCATATGTGAAGTAATACGTATAACCTTCCATCGGCAGACCAAATCGTTTTGCAAGTATATCATTTCTTGCTGCTGGGGCTTTTTCTGCTCTTTCAACATCAAGCTGATATGTTTCATAACTGACTGTTTTTCCTAAATTTGGATTAGCCTTCAACCACATATCTGGATTTGAAACTTCTTCGACAGAATCAAGTTTGTACCACCAGATAGAAACATGAGGGTTAATATATTCGCCTTTTAGGATGTCCTGCAATTCCATTTTGATTGTATCGCCAGCTCCGTTACGGACTGTACCTTCAGAGCTAATAGCAACAATCAAATAATCGTCTACCTTTGACGCACCCTGCTCAATAGCACCGATTACGTCTTCTCTGATATCTCCGGATAACCATTCGTCAACAGTTGCAACCTTGAGCTGCAATCCCTGTAACTTATCTATCCTCATCGGACGAATTTCCAATAACGAACCGGTAAGAAAATTTTCTATTCCTTTCTTGGTCGATGCCAATTTAACTCTATTGGCTTTTGAACCGCTGGTGTTCATTATTGAGCCATCTGTAAGAAATTTATAGAATGGTCCTCTTGAACGCGTAATAGCTGTACGAATAGGTGATAAGACTTCTTCTGCCTGTTTCATTGTTGGTGCAGTTGTAATCTGGTGTGTTGTCGTGATATCGACATTAAGAAAATAGTTCTGTAAACAAGAACCATACATAGATTTTGCGGCACCTCGTGCTACTATGAGGTACTGCTTGTTAATAAGCCTCTTTCTGATATGCTTTTTAACATAATGCCCACCATGACCGTCTTCCGACGGTTCATAGACACTTCTTTCAACAAAATAATACCAACCAAAAATTTGTTCAGACCATACTTTAAATGAATCAAGAAGATTCAGATCTGAACCATCGGTAAGCGTTAATTCATTTTCGCAGTATAAGATAAATCCTTCAACTGCTTTATCATCGTAATATACTCCAGGATTTGCAATAAGGTCATCAATACGGTTCATCTCCATAGAGATTTCCTTATTTACTGGTATCTCACCTCGAATAACGGCATCACGAAACATGCCGTAATATTTCGGGACGGCTGTGTTTGATAATGCCATATCTTACTCCTTATTTACCTCGCAATTCTTTAATGCTTAATGCGATACCAAGAGCAGAACCTGTTACCACCAGTACATCACCTGCTACTGATAATACATTCGTAACACATTCTCGTCCCTTAGATATCTTCGGCTCTTCAACTTCCGAAAATAATTTTTGGTATTGCTGCTCAAGTAACTCTCTGTTGATTCTGTCTCGCATTTCTTTATCAGACATATTCGATAAATCCATACTTTTTCGCTTAGATTTCGGTCGCGTTTCGCTTTCCATTGATTTTAACTGGCGAACCATAGACGAACTGGTGTCAACGATTTTTTTACTTCGTTCTAAATCTTCTCTAGCCCATCTATTAGGATCCGGATGACTTGTATCAATTCTGTTATCTTTTTTCTTTGCGAGATTATCTCTTATATCTCTGTCATATCGCTTTTTGCCCTGAGGTGTTAAAGAACCATCTTTGTTCTGATAACGGCGAACACCCCATCTCATACCTTTAATTCCGTGGTGAGAAAGGGACGCATCGGATTCAGTCTGAGTTGCTGTTACCATCTTCCGTCACCTCCTGATTTTCAGCCATTGTTTTCAACCGCCACTCGTATTCGTTTACTTGGGTTTTATAGCATTCTAATACAGCAGAGCTCATCGGTGGATCGAACAATAATCGAACTTTTAATACCATATAGGATTTTACAAGCTGATAAATTCCACTATCCTGTATAAAATCTGTCCATACAGGAGTTTTATCTTCAATCATAAATCCATTATCAGGACCTACCCCAATCTGTGTCAAAATTGTGAATACAGAATTAATGTGTGTAATAATGTCTAAATCAAATGCGTCATACTCTTCTGACAAACCTAACATTTTTTTCACAGATGTTAATATACTGTCATTCATTCTCTCTGCTGCCATATAGTCACTCCTTTTCAGCTCGAGTAACCCGAATGAACTCAGCCATACAATAGCCATCTCCTACTTCTGTATGAACAGCATAGAAGCCATCAATAACTTCATCATTTTCAAGTTCCACCATCGTCCCAACTGGAATTGTTGTAACGACATCCGATTCTTTATCTGGCTCCTTTCTAACTCTCAGATATCCGCAACTTTCAACAACACCAAAAACTTTAATGTTTTCATTATTTGTATTAGTATCTGCTGACTCTACTGATGACTTAGTAACAGATGCTGTCTGCACTGACTGATTTTCGTTTCTTTCCTCACTCATAAGTAACCTCCTTCTAATGTCTCCATGGACACATATCATTTTTTCTTCTCTCTACAGGTGCATGTGGTAATAAACTTGAATCACCATAATGTATAGCATTGTGAGTATTCAATACTGTTGATATCAAATACTCTGGATTAAGTAAGTCGTCATTTCTATTTATGATGTCCTCTGGTGTAATTGGATTCATATGGTGAATAATAATATTCCCTCGAATTTCATATCCCTCGCAAGCCAAATCACATCCTCTATCTCTGACAACGATTTCGTTTCTAAGTCGTTTCCACTCTTTTGAGTTATAAAAAATTTGATTCAAATATCTGTCAAAACCAAATGTCTCTATTCCAACAGAACCATCTAATTTCAAATATTCAAATCTTTCTTGAAATGTTGGCAAACGGGTAAGCTCTGTATATGTCCTAATCATCCCACTCATATTCATCGCTCTCCATTTGTGTATCCTGTCCACTGTATCCTCTGAAAGCATCAAGTGCATTCTTGTATAATTCCTCTGCCTGTTCTGAAGATTGAATACTTTTTGTCTTAGCCTCTGTTAGAGCTAACTCTTTTTTCGTCTTCTCTAATTCAAGCTCTGCCTGTTTTGTTCCGAGTTTCAAATAATGGACAATAATTTGCGATGGTGCCTTACCAGACCTCATTAAATCCTCAGCACAATCAGTTGCAAGAGAAATCATTTGTTTCTGCCTTGCCTCTGGTGTAATTGCTGGTCGCATTCGCTGACTGGCAGTATCAGAAGATGAGTCTGGCTTAACTTTCCTCATAGTTACCGCCTCCTTTTAAATAATTTCTGCACACTTTACATAAAGTTTCAGCAAGGTTTTAAAGAGTTTACAGAGACTATTACTACACTCTTGTATATGAAAGGAGACAACCTTTAAAGATGAGCCAGCCACCGCTCAGTAACAATCCTATAAACTCTTTAAAACCCTGCTGATATATCAGAACATTTTTCAAAAATTTCCCTCTGGGGAAAAAATAAAGACCGCCGCGATATGGGTGGGGGTATGTTTTTTAGACACCCCCCCCCTATACCCTTAGACAGTCTGCGTATTTTTTAGTGTTTTCTTCACTTTCTTGTATATGTTTCTAAAATCATATTTGATGATTTCGTCTATTGCTCTTTCGATCTCTTTGTCATTCTCTTCATCCGATAGCTCATCCGATGTCCTTGCGATGCGACCAAGATACGATGTCGAGTGATAGCCTTTCTCCTCGTCATATAGCATCCATTCGGTGAACTGATCGAACGGATCATAAGGGTTGTCAATTGTAGTCAATGCACACTTAGTTACATCCATTCTCTATGTTCACTCCTTTCCATTCAGATACTTAGATACAGTTGAAGTAGATACCCCTAAAGCTTCTGCTATTTCAGATGTACTGTAGCCAGATGCAGATAGAGCTGAAATTCTACCCTGTTTAGCTGTACTGAGTGATGTTGTGGCACGAGGAGTAGCCTTTTGTCTGACAACATCAATGTTAGTATTGTTTAGTATCTGTGTTAGCTTGTTCTCACTGATAGCACCAGCCTGTATAGCCTCCCATTCCTTATCAGTTATATCTATAGAAGTTCTCTTAGCTCCTACAGAATTGCGGGCTTTCGATAGAGCCTGCTGACTCGCCTTCTTAATTTCAGCCTTTGTCATATCTGGGTTGTCTCTTTTCTTAGATTGAACCTCTGCATTGGCAATAGTCTGGGCTTGTCTTTCACGAGGGGCGTTCATTAAAGCAACATTTAATTTTCCCATAAGGGAGTATACTTCAGACTGATAGGTTGCTTTTGCAGAAGCAGAATAGGCAATCTTTCCAGTATTAACCATTTCTCTTCTTGCTTGATTTGCTAAAGACTTCATAGAATTTGCATATTTTGCATACGCTTCTTCCTGTGGGGTGCCGGATGATAATTCTCTGGCATCCTTAACTTCAGCCATCTTTGTACTCTTCTGAGTACGAATTTTTATTTTTCCATCTTTGTCAGTGTATGTCTCTTTAACTTCTTTGTAACTAAGAGAACCATCTTCATTGATAGTAGGACTTCCTTTTCTCTTTAATACAGAAGTTTCAGATTTTGCTCTTGAGATAAGAGTAGACGCGCCTTCATGATAGTGACCATTTGAATCTGTTGTACCTTGGTATTTCTTCTTCAAAGTTGCAATGTCGTTATCAATTTCACTCTGCTTATAATCAAGCTTATGTTTTTGAGCATCAATAACAACCATACTATGACGAACAGCTTTTGCTAATTCTGGTTCAGTAGCACCCTTCAAAGTCATATCTGTAATAAGGTTAGAAATCTTACCCATTTCAGTCTGAGTATTCGTCATCCTTTGGTATGTTCTACCATTTCTGGTATAGTATTCTTTTCCTTTAGAATCTACTTTTACAGGTTTACTAGAATCTGGACCATATGCATCTTTTGTATCAAAATCCTCTAATCCTTTTAAAGAATGTGTAGAAGTAATTTTTACTTTGCTCTTTGAAGAATTACAAGGTATTACCATTACGGTATCACCATCAAAGTCAGCTCCGGACAATCTATCAGCATTCTTTTTATTAATACCAATGGCATCAGCCGGAGTATTGCCAAGAACCCTCTTTCCTTCAGCTAACTTATTATTTACTTTCAAAATTGGTATCTCGAAAGTTCCTCCATGAGGATAACGAATTAAGGCAACTGTTTCACCATCTTTATAGTTTGGTGCATAAACCTCATTATCTTTAATGGTTGTCAATGGAAGTATTACCTGATATTTCTGTCTTGGCAATGCCGCTGAATCACAATCATCAGCAAAGGATTTCAACAAAGTTTTCTTTACTGTAGGATTGGTTAATGAACAAATCTCATCAAATTCAGATTGCTTATCTGCCGTTGCTAGACCCAACTGCTTTTTAATAAGAGATAGACTCTGTTTTGATAAGAACTGAGATGGAAGTGTTTTACTCCATTCGCCCCAATCTCCTTCTTCGGCTCTCTTATTGATTAAAGACAAACTCTGTTTCTTTCCAGTTACGGGGTCTGTATACTTTCCTTTTGGGTCATCATAATAACTTTGACCACCATGTTCCTTTATCAAAGAACCAAAAGGATTATCCGGGTCATTCTTAATATCCTTAAGAACTTCCATTTTAGGAACTGATTTTGATTTATTGGTATTGAAAATAACATCAACTCCATCTGGCATATCATCAGAATAGACAGCCATTCCCTTTAGATATTTCTTTCCATCTACCATTATCCGAACCTGCGCGTAATGCGAATCGCCTAATGATAAATCCTGGACTCCTCTACGAAGTTCTATAACACCATCTTTGTTAATACCACCATCTTCTTTGTATCTGATAGCAAGTCGATTAGAATCCATACTAGAAGGGTATTCAAAGCCTTTTCTAAAAGATTCACCACCATCATAAGAAATATAGTCTTTTACAGAATGTACATCCTCATAATTATAAATATCCTTATGCTCTGTTCCAGGAGGACAGATTACTTTTATGTTTGTCTGTTTTCCAGGATTAGTAACCTGTGGAACTCCACCTCCATAAATCGGATAACCTTCCATTTCCAAAATATAAAGAGCCTGGTTAAGTTTCTCTTTCGATACTCCAAGTTCTCTTTCAACTCCGGTACCGACATCAATCATACCTTTTTCATCAATAAGTTTTCTAAGAACATCAGCAGTGGCTTTCGCCTGGTTCATTCTGGCTTCTGAATTTTCATTCAATAAAGACCTTACAGATGAGTCATTTGCAAATCCCATCTTGTCAGCGATTTCATTCAAACTGTAACCTTTTTCTCTAAGGTCTTTGGCTGTTGCAACCTGCACTGCTCTTCTTTCATCTTTAGCAAGACTCATTTGTGTTCTAAGCTGAGTTGTTGTAAGCCCCATAGTCTTAGCAATATCTGTTTCACTCATACCAGACTTTTTCAAAGACTGCACACGACTCAGAAAGTCTCCACTATGCTGATAAGGGTTATCTCCAGAACCCCATGGATATCGACCAGATCTTCTGGCAACACCGTAATGCATAAGCATATCATCTGAAATTTGAGATAATACTTTAGCTATTCGATTCATCGATTAACCCTCCTGTTCTTTTATTTTTCTTATAACCTTATCGAAGGTAATAATTTTATCCATAATTGGAATGATATCTTCTGCTGTTGGATTATGATACAGAACTTCGTTGTTCTGATAGATTCTTAATTCCATATCAATATCAGCAGGTTTTACTTTATATTCCAAACAAAAAAGAGCGGCATAAATCATAAGCTGCTCCATGTGTGCTGGAATTACGCCTGTCTTCAAATCATGAATTCTAAGTAATCCAGACCTGTATGAAATTGAGTCTGCTGTTCCAAAACAGTTTTCAGAATAAAATAATGTCTGCTCAGGTGTCATCTTGTAACCAATGGCATCATTAACATACATATTCAAAGTCTTTTGTGATTTTGGTAATTTCTGTCCCAAAGAAATACACTGTGCAGCAAATGCATGCAGTACAGTCCCTTTCTGAGTAGCAAGAAATTTTGAATAGGCATCGGCAACTTTATCTTCGCTGTAATTAATCCAATGATATTTACTAGCTCCTAAGAAAGCGTGTTGCCCCTCAAGATTGGAATGATTGTTGAAGTTCATATAGCACTTCCTCCTTGTTCTCTGGACAAATAAAACGAGAAAAAGACATCCTGTTCATTTGATCCACATAATATTCTTGATTAGGCTGTTTATTAGCCGACGCGCTTTTTTTACATTCCAAAGAAGCCCACTTATCATTATAAAGAATTAGCAGGTCTGGAATACCTTGAATATAACTCGCATCATTCTTCATAACGATGCATCCAGGAAAAAGTTTCTTAAGCTCTTTAATTAAATTAGCCTGGAATTTGTTTTCTAACATTTTGTAAGCTCCTTTCACAAATATCAAAAGAGAAAGTGAATGCTGTTAAAAACGCATATTTTACCTCTCTCCTCATAAAAGAGAATGTATTTTTCGCGCGCAAAAAAAGAGCATAAAAAAAGAAGAACCTAAGTAACAAGATTCTTCCTTAAAATTTACCAATCACATCTAAATACATTAGACTTACCAAAGAAGTGTCTTTCAGCTAAGAAATCCTTTAATGTTCCCGTATAGCATATTACATACTGATCAGAATTTGTTATTTCTAATACTTTTTCTATTTTAGCATTTCCGCAATAACTTCCAACCAATGGTAACCACTGCTCGAAATCACTTTGTTCTTTTCTTAATTTTGTACAATACTTCATAATAAATACCTCCATTCATTTAATGATTGTTTCTCATAATACAGCTTGCAAATTTAGCGTAAAAAAAAAACAGAGATACTTAACAATACCTCTGTCTCATGTATGTAATATACTTTTTAAGCTTCTTTCAAATATACTTCACCATTCTCTTTAACATAGTATTCCCTTGCCGATAAAGTCTCTTGTAATGTTTTTCTAAGAGACTTTCGTATCGCCGATTCTTCTCCATTATATAAAGAGTCCACTAATTCTCCAACTAAATTTTCATATTGTGACTTATCCTCTTTTTTTAGCAATCGCCCTTTATAGTCATTAAGAAATTTTTTTAAAGCACTAAAACTGCTAAGAATCCTTTTTTCACATTTATCAATATATGATGTTATCTCTTGCTCTACATATTTGATAAATTCAACATCATAATTTTGAGAGAAATAAGTCTCAAGCACACTACTCATGCCATACAATTGAATAGATAGCTCTAAACTTTCCTTTATTTGAAATGCATTCGTCACTAATTCATCTATACTTGATTTGCTATTTATTGTGGAATCTAGATCACACATATAAAATTCAATATCTTTCATAGCAACTTTCTTTGCATCTTGAAGACTTGCTATTGTCGCAACTCTCTGCTCATTATGTCCCATAATTGAAGAATAGTTTTCATACGCATATTTTATAAAACTTACTTCTGATAACAGTTCTGCTTTTTTATCTCCATACAAAAATTCTAAAATTTTATCCATACTTTGATTTATCATTTGTAATTCAGAATTTATCTGTTTTATAAAATATTGACTAGAAGCTATTGCCATTGCGGAGAACGCACCTAACATAGCGGCTTCTATATTCATCGAATAAAGAGATGCCGTACCACCAATATGACCAGAAGCATCTAACCATGTACTAGATACTCCACCTTGCTTCAATGACATTAAAGTGTTGTCAATTCCATCTGGAAATCTGAGAATATATGCATTTGCCATTGTGCTACTAGCAACTGCTGTTGGCATATGCTGGAGTGCGGCACTAATTTGTTTTTTCTGATTATTTGTCAATGAAATTTTAGTAAACCCTCTGTCAAAATTAACTTCCTGTTTTACTGGTTCTAACTGAAAATCATTTTGCAATGTCATCATTTGTATTGTATTATCACTTGATTCGTTCATTTCCACTCCTCCATATATCCAGAATATCAATATGGAAACGCAAAATAAAAAGTGCGCCCCATTTGAGAGACGCACCGAAAAAGGCATCTCCCATTGTTGCCACACAATCTTGCTTTTCGTCTAAGGGTACAAGTAAAGAGAGATTACACTTTTTACCAAAGTCATTCCCTTAAACGTTTAGCAATATATGATTGTGTGGCTCTTAAATTATACCATAGCCGAAACTAAATTTAAAGTCGCTCCTTGAGCTGGAACTACCTTCTTGGACAAAAACCCAAAAATTTTTGCTAATTATATATATTTATTAAACTTTTTCTTCGCATTAAAGTTGAAAAAAAAGTGGGTTTTTGACCAAAGTTGGATATCCAAGAACTCGGAACCCGCATAAATACTGGGTTTACAGGCATTCGGTCTATGGACAAAAACGTTTTAAAAAGTGGGCAGAAAACCCAAATTTTTGACCAAAGTTGGATATCCACTAAATATTTTTCGCACTTTTGCCCAAATTTTTCAGTCTCTACCCGTTTTTATTTTCCCAAAAGTGGGCAGAAAATGACCAAAAATGATTAAATGGATATCCACGAATTTAGCCAATTTTTATCAATTTACCCAGTATGTCTCAGCAAATTATGTTGCATTCTTAGTCCTCTTCTCAGAATTTCAGCCTTTGGCATACCATATTCAGTCGATAATTCATCCAAAATAGACTCCTCACAGTCTGACAAACGCAATCTATACTGCTTATTTTTCACTTCTCCGTCGTCTCTAGGCGGTCTTCCACGCTTATTCACCTGTAAATTCACCTCCAAATCTTAAAAATTTCTTCTGTGATACGGCATATTTCTGCGGAATATTGGAATATATGTATACTCTGCACGAACGTAAAAGTCCCTATGACATCGATAATCTGTTACCTTTATAGGCTTTCCAGGCTCAACGACTTTAGATAAGCTTCCGAAAAGTTCCCTTAATCGTTCGGCAAATTCCCTCATAATCTCCTTAACTCTTTCCCACACATCACATAATGCCTGTAAAATGTCATCATATTCCATATCCATTATAAAGCCTCCTTTACATCATAAATACGACTTAATGACACTTTGGTGATTTTTCCATCTTTTTGAACCATTGCGTAACCTACGCTCAAAAATCCAGCTCCAATCTGCAATAATTCATAAGTATCAGTATTTAATTTACATTTGCTACAATCATCGACCACGTTACACATTTCCTGAGTAGCTAAACAAGCGGAACAGGTCGAGTGATCTGGTCTTACTTTACATATTTTCATATAGTTAGTTACCTCCAAATTTTACCTGTTTTACAGTCTTTTATAGCAATTCTTCCTTCGATATGAAATCCAGCCAACTCACATATAGTAAATATAGTATTTAAAAGCTTGTGAAAACGTTCTTCATCTTCTGGTGATGTTTTGTTTTCTACAGGTGTTTTCTCTACATTATTTATTGCACTATACGCAGTTGGGTCCGGATAACCTTCTGGATTTCTGTAACCGAACCCACTAATCATATACATTTACTTCTCCTTAGCCTATTATTTCTTGTCCTTCTTTTCTTTGTCCGACACATTCATGAGGTTCTCAAAATTGATGTTTGAACCTCTTTCGATCATAGCTTTCGCGATTTTACCAAGCGTCTCCATCTTTGACTCATACTCAAAACTTTCTAAAATTCTAGTTGTAAGTGTGTATACCAAAATAAACACCACAAACAACAGTATTAAAATAGGTAGTAACTCGTTAATTGTCATCTTTCATTTCCTCCGTTTTCTTATCGATTAAATTTTTCCATTTACACTTCTTGTTTGTGCCATCGCCATGAATATCATAACAATCCTCAATATTACAGCCGATGCATTCGTCGATTTCGCCACATTCATTTCTACTTGGCTCGAAGAATATATAATGAATAAAATTCCACCATATTATCAATCCAATGCTGAATGACGGTATTACTACAAATACAATAAGCAGTGCTGTACAAATACTAAAAATTTTTGCTAACATTCCGCATCCCCCTGTTGAACATTTTTTCTATGTAATGAATTTAGGAACTCTTTTACAGCCTCTTCTGAGTTGTTATCAATAACGACTGTTGTGTTTACTGGCTGTACACTTTTGGCAATACTCTTCAAACTCGCATCTATAGACTTTAGAGTTTTTAAAATATCAGTATCATACTTATCATGTGTCATATTGTTTCGTTCTCCTTTCCGTTATGCCATAATTTCTTATCTGATAAATCCCACTCAAGAGTTGCTCCGCATAATGGACACTTTTCATCAATCTTCTTAGCTGAGTGCTGTACCTCTCGCCCGCAAACGCAATATCCATAAATTACAGAACTGACATGAGACTTCCAGTAGTCTTTTACTATAACTGTCAAAATATCACTCCTTACCCATAAGACTTCCTCTATATTTCATAAAATCGTCAAGTTCTTTTTCTGTAGCTTTCCGCTTATTACATCCATCTACGCAAGTATCACAGGAAATCCAACTTGTAAGCATAGCCATATCGCATCCATCACACGGATCTGGCTTCTTATGAAATATCTTTCTTAACCACTTCGGCATTATACTTATCATTCCACGCCTCCAGTAATCAGCTCAGAATACGGAAGCTCTTCAATCCACTTGCAGAAGTTCCTCCATTCGTCCAGCTTATGATTCTTACGAGATTTATAAATATTTACCAGCACCTCATAATTCATCATAACGTTGCGCGTCTGGTTATAACTGCTCGGAAGAAGCTGAATTATCTGCCACCAAATATCCTTGTCATGATTCTCTAAAAAGCTCTGTCTGAAAAGATTCAAATACCCAATAGTTGTTTCAAGGCATGTTTCAGAAGCAATGTCCATATGTTCGTGAGAGAAATCCTCCAGTTTAAATTCCTTAGCTTGGATTTTATGCATGGTACTACAACTGTTAGCAACAGTACCAACTTTGTATGTATCAAATTCTTTCCACCAATATAAAGGTGCAGTAATTCTAACATACACAGGCATCATTCGCATAAATTTTCTGTGTTCTGTGCCTGCATAGGAGAGACACTGCATGAGTGAGTGGTCATTTTTGCCCAATTTAAACCACTCAGCTAAATCGGTCTCATCAATTTCACATCCCAAATACTCACTATCACTCTTCTCCCACGAATTCATAGGATTACGCATACCTTCAATAATAAACTCCATCTGCTCCGGACTCGCCAGAACTACGTGTTCTAATTTAATCATTCACAATACCCTCCAAGTTCAATCTCTACAAGTCTGCCTGCTTCAATTTCTGCGATTTCCACTTCGACGTCTGATATATCTGCAACAACAGACATCTGACCTCTTGCAATTTCTTTTTCGTAGAGTTTTTTAGTTATTAATTCTTTAGCGGCTTCTGCATCATCTTTTTTCGCATAGATACCGAATATATTTTCGATATGTCCGTATCCGTAATAATAGGTATTTCCATGAACTACGTATAACATCATTTTGTAGCCTCCAATTCTATTTTTTCGTTACACTGTGGACAAGTTATATACTTGCTTTCTGTAGCTACTAAAGGATGCAAATTATGTGGGTGCCCGATTTCTATATCTTCTTTTTCATAACTGAATAAACACCCACACGAGTTGCAACTGATTTTCTCTTTGGTTCCGGGTTTAATAATTTCAATCATTTACGCTTCCTCCAATTCTCCAAAATATTTTTCATATGCTTCTAAATCATAATGCATAAGATATTTCTTAGCTTCTTCCTCAGACAATGCGACTGCACAATTTTTATAATCTGTTTCATATGTCAAAAGCCAATGTTTTTTTAAACTTTTGAATATCTTTACATTTTTTCCACTATATCTGAGAGTCATATTAAGCATCGTTCCGGTATATTTATATTCACATTTTGTTGATATCAACTCCATTTTGGTAGTATCGTATTTAAGGCTGTTAATTACAAATATCATTTTATTACCTCCTCGCTTTCAAATTTTTCATATCGCTTACTTTACCACTTTCTTTCACAATTCCACGAAATTCAACCACTTCTTCGGAGAGGCTGACAAAATATCTTTTTCCTTGATATTCCACAATATCTCCGAAGTAGTTGATATCCATTTCTGGTCGTGAAGCATATGCAAGAACATTAATTTTTGTTGTTCGATTCATTATCTTTTCCTTTCTCTATCCATCTTCACATCAATTGCTTTCTGCATATCTTCTGGTGAGATATTAAAAATGGACTCCAGAAGTTTCAAGCAAATATAAGCATCTGCCATCTCTTCTATGAGTCCAATTCTGTCACCATAACCTCTAATTTGTTTGCTAACCTGCTGTGTGAGTTCTGCAAATTCCTCCATAGCAATAGTGCAATTCAATTTCCAAGGTCTCTTATTTATGCTATTTCGTATAGCTCGCCTTCTCTCTTTATCAGAAAGTTCAATATTACTATTTAAACCTTGAATAAATCTAGTTCTATTCATTCTCCAGCTCCTCTCTGAACATTAGCTTTCTTTAATTGCTCCGCAGCCTCTTTTCTTGCGTCATATTTGAAAATATCAATCTCTTCAAACTTATTATCTTTCTCTGCAAAGAAGCGGTTAATCTTAACCTTTTCTCCATTTGGAGTAATCACATAGAATACGCCAACGGTATCAAAGTCCCCATTTTCTGTGTCATATAAGAAATCCTCACAATATACATAGAATGGTTTTGTTGACGGCATATATGGCATAGTGATAGGAAACATCTCGTCCATAATCTTATCAATTAATCCGCTATGATAAGTATTGTTCGGGTTATTGATACTCACACATACAGCTCTTGCTACATCGTTGTAACTAATTAAGCCATCTTCTTTGATATGCTTAAACAAAGAACTCATTCGTTTGCACTGAATTGATTTCTCTCCATTTTTCTCAAAACTAGCACCGGCATCCCAAATATCATCAGTATCTACAATTGGTGTTAATGGCTTTCCTGCAATTAAGCGGTTAAGAATATTTCTAGTAATTCCAATACTCATACCACTATGTTCATCCTCCATAAGACTGTCAAATGCCTTTAATGCACTTCTGTAGCAAGCACATCCATCGCCATCATCACCAGATTTCTCATGTTCGCAAGCCAGCTCCACCTCATTTTCAGCCCATAAATCCATAGAGGTCTTTTCTCTGCAAGAATATAAAGACACATTCCTGTCATCGATATAAATATTTGCAAATATCTTTCTGGTATCTCCACCAAACTCAGTAATAATTTCTGGAAGATTCTCATTAACAGCGTCAAAGACAAGCCCTTTCTCTGAACACCAGTCAACAGCCGCCTTTGTCTGTTTCTCGTTTCTACAAGTCCAAAGAATAACCTTATCACCATTTAACTGACAATTCATAAGGAAATCAATAAGTTCCATATTTGGCTCGCCGATATCAGGGTATTTGTTCTCACATAAAGTTCCATCAAAATCTACTGCAATAATATTATTTTCCATTGTATTCGTCTCCTTTAAATAAAAATAACCCACAAGCCTATAAAAGACTCATGGGGTCACATATACTATATTTTTTTCTATTCTAATCTTTCAATATCTTCATATTTGATTTCTACTGTATCCCAATCCTGACCAGGTAAATCCACATCAGCAATATATGCGACACCTTCTTCTAGGATTTCAACAATCGAAGCTTTTCTTCCATCTTTTAATATAACCCTATCATACAGATTTATTTTCATTCTGAAGCCTCCTTCTTTGTAACATATGCACTTGTTAATTTAATACCGTCATTACCGTCATCTATCCAAGCTGTAAGAACATTTGCTTCTTTTTCATTAGGACCTTTTAATTTCATGATTTGTTGGTACCTCATTCCGTATCCGCCATCGCCACGCTCTTCTAATTTAGTAACATCAAAATGTTCATTGATACTATTAATTAACTCGTCAGCGTTATCTTTCGTATATCCCAATGCCGACTTAAACGCTCTTGCTTTATTCGGTGCTTTATCTGGATTAAGTGCATATTCTGTAAATTTTTCTCTAGGTATTTTTGTTGTTTTTATTGTACCATGTTTCTGCACAGTTGCAACTCGTCCGTTATCTTTTATAGGATATGGCGGACCATTTCTAACACCCCACTTCATTCCTTTTACACCACTATGCTCAACTTCCAAACTATCCAGTCTATTCTTTATCTTATCAAGAATATCCTCAACAGTTTCTCTGGTTCTAGGCGCAAGTTTCATGAATTCAGAATGTTCGGCGTACCAGTTAAATATTTCATACAAATTTCCTTTAGCCCAACTAAAAGCCCACCAATCACAAATCATCTCCACAATATAATCGTATGGCATTTCAAGAATAGTCTCTAATTCTCCATTTTCCATATCGTCATGAATAAGTATCCAATACTGCCAGTGATGTGGGTTTCTATGAATATGTATCAGCCATGCTTTTTCATAATCCTGGACGACTTTATAAGACCTGTTATTTCCATAGAAATATTCATCGTATGCATTATACTCGTCTTCTTCATCCTTCGACTTATCGTGAGCAAACTCAATCTGCCAGGCTGCATCTGAAATATTATTCGTAACATCTGGTAAATTTTCACATAGCCAGTCAAATCCTCTTTTAACATTAGCCCTGTGATTTGCTAAATATTGGTCATACTGGAAACTCATTTCTTCACCGCCTTTTTCGTGATTAACTTTACAAACAGTTCCTTGGCTTCTGGACCATCGATCGCATTAACAATATCAACAGATTTATTCGGCAACTGTCTTCCAACACACAGTACACCTTTATTGGTCTTATCATCATAATCAATACTTACTAAAACTGTATCTCTCATTGAGTATCCTCCTTTCGGTACTTACTATAGTTAAAACAAGTTAAACACCTCGGGCATGATGAGCCTATACGCAGCACACCTTCATTTTTCCTACTGCATTCGTCATAAAAAATACTTGAATCATACATTTTATCTGGTGTTGTTATAGCTACATGTGTATATCCTTCTTGTTTTCGTTTTTCTAAATATGCAATTACCTTTTCTATTTCTGTACCTTTATTCATTCTTCTCCTTCCAATTTACAGGTCTTTCTGATTGAGTATTGCAGCCATGATCTAAACACTCACAACAAGGGTCACATTTCTCGTCCAAGTCTTTATGCTCACAGGTCTTGCAATATTTTTCAAAATCAACTTCAAAATATAAATTCTCCATAAAGCGCCTATCCTTTATATGGTATCTGTTCTACATCTCCGCCAGGAGTAGTGACTGATTGCATAAGCTGTCCGGTTGCTTCGTCGAAATATATATTGTCCATAGCGTTGTTCCATTCATCAAACTGCTCGGAAATATCAAACCCTTTTGTTCGTCTGAGATTGATAAGTTCATCGTGAACAACCCTTCTCCAAGCTCTGGCAATTTCTTTTCTACTCTGTGAAAGAATACTATACAATCCGTGCTCATTTACAAAACTTACAGATCTTCTCTGACCTGCAACTACCATTGGTAGGTTCAGCTTTTCATCAGCCTCACACATATCAAGCATTCGCCACGTATTTCCGTAACTATACTCGATAATATTTGCTATATCTGCTGCCTTGAACAATGGTTCATCCAAATCACCATATACATCAAGAACACTACTACCTAATCGTATCTGTCCTACTACCTTTACTGAATTGTTTACCATTTTACGTATCTCCTTTCATTAAACGTCTTTTTCTCTTTTAATGCTCTGGCTATGGCTGTATCAATTCCAGAGCGAGATTTCAAGTGATAATAATATAAGTCTTTAAATGGTGTATTCATTCTGTCAATCCTTCCTGCTGATTGAGCCATTATTTTGTAAGAATAATTTTGTGAGAAGAATATAATTGTATCCGTTGTAATGCAGTTCCATCCCTCTGCTCCAGCATTGTATTGAACAAGATAAGCCCATTTATCACTTGTCGGAACTGGTTGATGCTTATGACCGTTCCATTCTGCAACTTCATATTCTGTTAGAATATTTTTCAATAGCTCCAACTCATAATCAAAGTTGTAAAATATAATAGCTTTCGAATGCTTCTCCATAACCTCAAGCAACGCCACTTGTCTTGATTCATCCATATTTACAAGCTTCCGCCATACATAGCAAAGACCTGCTGCATTCTGGAGGGGTTCATTTTTATATGGGTCCCATCGATTTTTAGTTACTTCCTTATATTTAATGGAGTCATATCCAACATAAATATCTTCGTGGTGAGATACCGTTTCTCGTTTGAAATCCATATTAACAAGAATTTTATTCCGAAGCCTGGTTAAACGTTCTGTATTAAGATACCTGTCAATCTTCGGAAACTTGCTAAATCTGCTATAAACAATATGTTCTCTTGTAAATTCACTTCGATTTTTATAGAATCCATTCGCAACAAAAACCGGTATATAATCTTGCCAAGTGTCCCCGGGTGTAGCAGATAACAAAATCCACTCGTTACTTTTCGCAATCTTCAAGAATGCCTTTACCCATGTTCCGCTTCCAACGACTCTTTGTTCATCAAATATAAAGAAAGCGTCTTTTACATCTGAATACTTCTTCACATTATTCCATGAATCCACAATCACTTTGTTAGAATATAAATTCACATCATCATGTGTAGACAATAAAAATGGTGCTAATTCCCCATCCCATTCACAAGTATCACGCTTTCTGGCGGTCGTTATAATGTACAAATCTTTAGGTGGGTCATCCATTGGTTCATAAATATCAGTCCCAATAATTCCACCATTTCGCACATAGTAATAAGCTATTGAAGTTAAGGATTTTCCACTTCCAACACCACCACATAAAATGCAACCTGTTTTCATCCTTTTTATTGCATCTAATTGATAGTTTCTTAATGTAACACCTGCCATTTATTTACCCTCAATGACAAAACCATCCTCAACTTCAACTTCGTATCCAGCACCTATGAGATTTGCTTTAGGTCCGCACAGAAGCAATTTTGTACCGATTTCTTCATCTGATAATTTCTGATATTCAGAATAATATCGTATTATGGAATCCTGCACAGGTTTCGTTACACAAATCTTTGTGCAATCAAATGTGCTCTTTTCTGTAACTTCTATATTGCATATCTCGGCTACATAACCATAAAAAGCTACCAGTCCCTGCTCGCACTTTTTCTGAGAAATTGAATATTTCTTTTTCATATGGTGTCATCCTTTCTTTGTTATTAAAATCTTCTAATCACCCAAATATTCGAAAAGTACATAGGTGTATACCAGTATTTGTTCTTATCGTCATCCGTGGTCATCGGATCTGTTATAGAATTTCCAACTTTTATATAACCAGCTACACCAAGTAAAGAAATTTGTATATAGCACATAAGAGCAACTGTTTCATCAATATCCTGTCCGACAACTAGTAAATGTCTTTGAAAGTTCATCGATGGCATTGCTTTTTCCATCTTTCTTTTAATAGTATTAATAGCAGCTATAAGGGTTGCTCCTGCTCCACAGCATTCATCGGCAAGAGAAATATAACCTTGCTTTTCCAACTTATCTTGAAGATTATTATCTAAATCGCTAGTAACAACATCTGCCATCAACTGACAAACTGAATATGGTGTGAAGAACTGACCGGCTGAATTGTTACCAAGTCCTAAATCCATAAACATTTTCCCTAAGAAATCCTGTTCTGGATTAGCATCCAAAGCCATCGTTGTATATGCAGCCAGTTTAGGAAATATCATCTGTTCGTCCTTACTGTATTTATGAATGATACTCAAATATCTTTCCTCTCTGTCTTTATAATGAAATTTATCAAGAGGATTTGATATTGCACAAGCAAACATGATCACAAAATCTCTCCAAACATCAAATGGTCTATGAGTTCTTGTCAGTTTATTAAACTCATTCAGAAAGTCTTTTGAATATGTCCAAACCGGCATTTTTTCTGTTTTTATTTCTACTTTTTGTTTTGGTTCAACCGTTTTCTTCTTATCAATGTTCGACAAATCAATTGTCGGTTCCCATTGTTCCCATTTCTTTGTGACTTTCTTAACCGGTGGCTTCGGTTTTTTCTTAAAGAACATATGCGTCTCCTTTCAAAATATAATCACCATCTAAAAGTCTCAGATGAAATATCATCTCCTGAATAATTAAAATAATCACCATCAGCAATATTAGATAGTGCCTGCAAATCATCAATATTATTACTTTTTTCTACAAGCTGTCGTGAAATGTACATTACAGCCTTTTCTAATTTCTGTAATGCACTGATTGCATTGCTGATTTCTTCTTTTACTATTCGGTCTTCAATCTTGTCAGTTTCGCCCATGATTATCTCCTTTCAAAATATAAATGGGTGCCAACCATAATTAGCTGACACCCGCAGATTTTAATGGAATGGAACCTCGTCCTCTACCGGAGCTTCTTCTCTTGCATATTTTTCAGCAAACTCATCCTCTTCGATAGTTACATACATCGTCTTAACATATGCCTTAATTCCAGTCTTTCCATTTACTTCCCAGGAATATGGTCTAATTACCAAATCAACATTACTGATTTCAGCGAAATCTAATGTGCTGATAGAATCCTCATCTAATTCAGTAGTTGTTCTTCTAGTAACCATATAAATCTTTGGTGGAATGTTCTTGTAACTTACAGCGACCTGAATATAATGCTTTGGCTCATCTCCCTCATCTCTAGGCTCAAGAATTCTTACATTCCATCCATCATTTGATAACTGCTCAACATCCATGTCATCTTCGATAAGTACGCAGAAGTTTCTGTCTCCAGCACGATTGTACTTAGACTCTTCCCCTCTGAAGTTTCTAAACATAATGTGAGCCCCTTCAATTTTAATGTTTCCTACTGCTTTATTAGCCATGATAAAAATCTCCTTTAATTGTTATTTAGTTTCTACAGGTGGATTCATCACCTGACTTGAAATCACTTCTGAAATATCATAATTTTTTTCACAATCCATATGATATGCGTCATCATTGAAGTGCGGACAGTCAAAGCAAGTTGCGTATTT